GACACCGTACTTGGTGGTTGCGGAGCGCGCCTCGGCAGTCGTGTAACCAAGATAGTTCCGCATAATCGTGGTCGGCGTTGTGGGGTTCTTCGCCTCGCGCTTGCTGATTGCTGCCTCGGCAATGGCCGCCTGCTTGGTCAGGTCTTCGTATGTGCCAACGTCGAAGTACGGCTTGAGCTTGCCGCTGCGGATAAGAGCCAGCGCCTGAGGCTGGTTAGTCTGGAACAGGCTAATCAGTTGTTTTTCCAAACCGGGCAAGTTGGACGCGCCGCCTCCAGCAGAAATATGCGCCTGCTCCTCGGCCGTCTTGGCCTTAGCAGCCGCAGCTGCTCGCTGCGTTGCTCCGGTGGCGAGGCCTCTCGTTAGTGTAGGGTTCACCCTAAGATAGTCGGGTACTTGCGCCAATAACTGCGGTGTAACATTTTGATTAATTATTGCTTGAATAAGAACCTCGCCCTGAGCACGGACCTTCTCGTTCAAGACCGCTGTCTGCGCGCTGCTGTATATCGAGAACTCCGAGGCGAGCCGGGCGCGCTTCGCCGGGTCAGCCTCCTGAGATATCTTGAGCTGCATATCCGCCAAGGTCGGGTCCGTCCCGTCCGGCTTGACCATAGAGTTACGAAGCGCGGAGAAATCTTTCCCCGCCTGTATCTTTTCGCGGAACGGCAAAATCTTCGCCTGCATGGCAGCTAGTGTCTTTGTGCCGGTGCCTGTGGCCGCCGCTTTCTCCACTAGCGTTGAAGCCTGATCGAGCTTGCCCTTGCTCAACAACTCGGTGACGATGCCGTCGACCACCTGCATCTTCGCTTCTTTAACCATAAGGTCCACGCGAGCCTTGACCTTAGGGTCGGTGGACGTTGGGTCGTTGCCGGCCTGTTTAGCGAGTCCTATGTCCGGGTCCAGCACCAGCCGCTCAGCCGAAGCCAATGCTTGGTTATAACCTTTGGCGCGAGCTACCGGATCCTCGTCGGAGGAAGCCGTGACCGCGCTGGTGACGGCGTTGGCCATAGCGGTGGTAGTCGTCTGCTCCATGACGACCTTCTTGGCGGCCGTCTCCTGCCCGGAGACAAACGCTCCAAAGTCGGTTGCGGCATTAGCGGAGAATATCTCGTTAACTTCTGCGCTGCTGCTCAACCGCATGTTATATTTGCCGACAATAGCCGACACGCCGCTCTTAAATTCTTTGGCGGCACCCTGACCAGACGATCCCTTCTGGATATAGTCTAGCTGCTTTTGCCCGGACAGCGCGTTGATCGCGGCCTTCTGGGAGGCAGCGAAAGCATTGATCTCGGCCTCCATCTTCTGCTGGTCGACCTTGTCGTCTGTTTTCGCCTGCGCGGTGAAATCCGCGCTGAGCTGGCCAAGGCCTTGGGCAGCTTGCTGCAGGGCGCGGCCCTGCGCCGCGCCGAACATGTCGGCGCTGGTCTGCAACCTCTGGAAGGGCTGAGCTACGACACGGCTTTGGACAGACCCGACAGCCTGTCCTGGCAGAGCAGGGGTAGGAATCCTCGCCATTAAACCTCTCCAGCCTTCCTTGTCAAAAGCCCTTTACAGAAAATTAGAATCACTGAAAGCCTGCTTTTATCCTGTTGATACTAAACTTATTTGGATCACCACCAATCGGCATCCTTTCCAGCGGATGCCACCTTACCCGCACCGCTTAGTAGAGCGCCGGCGGCAGCGAAACCTGGAGACTGGTTGGATGCCTCCAGCCCAAACAAACTTGACTGGGCTTGAAAATTACTTCCTTGAATCTCAGCAGCTCGGGCCTCTTGTTCATAATTGTCGCGCAGCTTCAGTATATCATACTCTCCTGATTCAGCGATATCCTGGAGGAATAAAGCGGAAGTCGCGTCGACGTCGTCGTCCACCAAAAGACCGCTTGCCGCCAAGCGGGCGGTGGCAGCGCCTTTGGTGAGCCTTAGTCTTTCGCGCTGCTCTTCTTCAGCAACTTCTGCCTGCTGCCGAATTCGCGTGGCATTTTGCTGTGCGATTATAGCGTTGTTCGCGGCAACCTGCTGCTGGAATTTAGCCTGGTTCTTAGCGGCCTGCGCCTGTTGTTGAGCGCTAGCTACACCTACTGCCGTGCTGGCTACGGCAGCTATAGCGGTGATTGTTGTTGCGGAAGACATAACTACTCACCCGTTATAGTAATGAGGTTGCTTCCCTGACCGGATCGCGAAACAAGGAGATCCACCTCGTCAGTTAGCTCTTCCTCTGCCTCGGATATAGTTTTTGCGGATGTACAAAATATCATACTTATGTCCGTATCCATATGGGAAACAAAAGCCTGCTTTCTGCCGGCGCTGGCAGGGACTACACCATAACCTATCAGCTCAGCGTGCCCGTCTCCCAGGTAAACCGTAACGTGTCCGCTGATAATCAATAGGGTGGGGACCTTCACTAAAGTCCCCGTCAAGATGTGCTGCGCAGGCATGCGGATAGTACGTGAATACATACCCCCATGAATAACGTGCCTGGTCTCCAACTCAAACTGAGGGGCCTCCCGGATTATGGCCTCCAGCTTGCGCACGTTATCCACGGCGTGCTGGCTCATAGCAGAGATGCGGGGAGAACTATCTCGTAAGACGTTCACTGCAGCTCCTTAAAGAAAACGGTATTGCTGGGAGCGTAGCCTACACCCACAGCAACAGATTCAAGACGGCTACCTGTGGGCGCGCTCATAAGCATGCCAACAGCGCCGCGCTCTGTTGCTAAGTATTCAGCAGTTTTTAGTAAACGCAGGCCCGCCCCTGTTTTTCTGTGCTTTGGTGAAACAAAGAAACTCTCACTGCTGGCTATAGGCAGAGTGTATTTTGGTAAAATAGTAATCATCAAAGAGAGGAAGCCCAATAGCTGGTCGCCATTATAAGCGGCCAATATATTTATTAGACCGTTGCTCTCCAGCTCTCGGTATGAAGTCTCACAAAAATTGGCCGGCAGACCCCCAAGAGCGCACTCCTGCTCGTACTCCCGCAGCATGTCAGAAAATGACGGGTGGCTGCACAAGTCATCGAGTGTAACGCACCGGATGTCCATCAATCGCCTCCGGGGATTACTTCTGGGATGACCGCTAGCAAGTTCATAGGCAAGGGGTCTCGCTGCTGTACAATGATCTGGCCGTCTTTATTCCAGCTAGGAGACATGGTCAGATCCTTGTCTCCAGTAATCCAGTTGGCGTTCTGACCCCACTGCGCAGGCAAACCATATTTGATTTCGCGTATATGATCTTCGTCGGGGCCGTACCACCCGCCTAAAGAACGCTCAAAGCGCAGAGTAAGTCGGCTGATCTTTTTGTTTCTACCTTGGACCGTATCTGACACATTACCGCCATCAATGCGGAGGGTCTGCACCTCAGCCGTATAGGGCAAACCTACATGAACCCGGCTAGCCTTATTCTGTAGCGTGATAGCACCATTAGAAACGGTAAGGTCGCGCTCAACGTAACCATTACCTAAAGCCACGACAGACTGGCCCTCCAGGTGCCACAATCCTGATATCGAGTTTACCGCTTCTCGAACTTGTCCTCGGCTGTGGTAAACTTTAAAGGACGATCCATCGACGTTTGCCCCATTGTTCTGCAGCTCAAAAGTGGTGCTGGTCACATTGGCCACAGTATACCCAGAACCCTCCAGCTCGGTGTCTAGGACCCACCCTCGTGTGGTGGTGTTATCCACAACCCTAATACCTGTGATGTCTACCGTGTCGCCGTTGGTTAAATTGTGCGGTGATGCGGTTGTGACAACAACTGGGTTAGCGTTAGTGAATCCTGAAATATCCACAGGATTATCCAGGGTCAGACCGCTATCTACAAAGAAACTATCTTGGATATCCGTAAAGTCTCGGGTGGACATCCGCTCAACGTGCTTGAGGGTAGAGCCGTTAAGCGTGCGCTCCACTATAAAGTAGGAGAAGTCGTCATCCCCCTCCCGGATAGAGGCAACCGATTTAAAGTCGCCTTGTGTAGTGTGTCGAGCCCAGCCAAAAACATTTTGCTCCCTGGAGTATGTTAGGGATAAGCAGATGCCGTCGTCGCGAACGCACCATATAAGATTGTGGGGGGCTTGAGCAAAAGACCAATCTAAAACCGTGTTGTAGTCAAATAAATGGCGGGCGAGGATAGATAGATCATTTCCTGTGTAACTATCACTTTCGTACTTGTATCCCAGGTCTCGAACCGATTGTCCCGTCTGCATATAAATTACAATATCGCCCGCCACAATCGGCGTCAGTATGGTAGAGCCGTAGTAAGATTGCGGCTTAATTTGGATTCCACTAGGGGTAATAACACCGTCAACGCCTTGAACCAGCCACTCGCCCCCGGACGTTAATATCACCAAATCAGACAAAGACACAAAGTGCCGGATTTCGTTGACCTGCTGTGAGGCCAGGGTCACTGTAATTGCGTCGTCGTCCTTTTGTGGGCTGGAGAACGACATGTTGCTGATGTTCCCCGTTTGCGACATAAAGAATTTTTGTGTGGCGTTGTTGGTGTTTGCAAATATTCGGCGTTGCTGGTGGTAGCCAACAGTCGACGGGTAGTCGCCTACCGCGTTAAAAGGATTGCGAGCCTTGGGAGGCGTGTCTGCGCTGTTCGGGTCTATATTGTCGTCATTAAACGAAGTGCCCTCTGCGCGGCCCACAAATCCATACAGGCCGTTTTTCTCGCGGTATATGTTGTAAGTTCCAGCGCCGGCAGCCGCGACCCACGTAACCGTGTTATCCCAAGCGGCGTCCTTACTGGTAGAGCTGCTCCCGGTGGCCGGTAAACTCTCCTCAAGCGTCTCCTCGTTCACCGCCGTGACGGCGTATGTAAAGGTAGTGCTGCCCCCGGAAGCGCTTACAGATACCCCGGTAGGGGCTGCCTGGGACGGGGCAAAGGTTATAGTGGATAGCGTCCAGGCGTCGTGATCTGTGCGTGTAAGGTCTCTCGGCTCGTAGGTGGGGTGCGTGATAGTCATCACATCAGCCGACTGCACGTAATCCAAGTCGAAGATATCGGCAGCGACATATGGTGTGGCCAGCTCGAATATTTTATCTGCCGTGCCTCCTGATGTGTACGCAGAATAGCCCGTGCCGTTGGTAGAAGATCCGGCGCTGTTGCTCAGGCTAAAGGTCGTGGAGGTTAGTGAGGTGATATTAAAGGTACGGCCGTTGAGCTGAGTCATACCGGATACGCCAGATATATAGACGCTTTCGTTAGTAGACAGGCCGTGTGGTGTCGAAGTCGTTATTACAACGGGGTTAGCGGTTGTTGCCCCTGTAATAGTCAAGGACACCGAGGTGTCCAACACCTGACCCCCGTCCTTAAAAACCCTAATATACTGGTCGCCGAACTCTAGGATGTATGTCTGGGTTGTATTAAACTCAAAGGGTATCAGACGGGTAATCCCTGTACCTTTTGTCTCAGCAATAAATTTTAAGCCAGACCGATTGGTTAGGCCGCCGTGAACTTGAGGAAAGAAGTTCTCACATTTATAGACCGAGGTTTTATATTTATCGATGTCGACCCGAGCAGCGATGGCATCGGATACCTCGCCGCCGGACATATTGGGCTGGATTACTTTGACCATCAGACGCGCGCCCGGATCCACTCAGCGTCTGGGATAGCCTCCTCTACGCCCTCGTTGCTGTCGGTCTCCCACGCGCTGTTCAACACGGCCTGCGCCTGCTGGTACAAATCAGAGGCAATCGACCGCTCCCCTATCAGAGGCATCACCAGACGGGCAGCCAATACATAGGAAAGTGCCATTACGAACTCAGGGTCATAGTCCGTCGTATCCTCCACCCGCATGGTGTAATAAATTTCAGGGGTTTGGAGATCACACATCAAAACCCGTTTGCTGGAAGCATTACGGGCAACCTCGAATTTCACCTTTGGCTGGTCTTTTCCCAGGGGGTTCACAATACCCAGTATCCGAAGACAATCGGTGGGGTACAAAAACATGTAAGTCCAGTGACCAGGAACGGTGCCAGAAAGCGCAGCTGGATTAGTGTACTTTGTAGCAAAGGCCCAGGGGTGCTGGCGCAGCAAGGCATCTCGCGTGTCGTCAAACAGCAGGTTGACCTGCTCAGCCTCGGGAGTGGCCTCGGTGATATCGCTGATATCGTACCTATCCCCGATATGCTGCAGGGCCAGCTTTGCGATTTGGACCTTGCTTGCCATGGGTTAATCCTCGGTTTGAGCAGCCCTCCCCCGCGTAGATTCTCGCGGAGGTTTATTGTCCCGGAGAGGACGATCATACGCTTTTCCGTCTATTTTAGCGATATCGAATTTCGGAAGCACAACACTGTCGGAAATAGTGTATTCCTCGCCTTTGCGATATCGCTTACTCCCGTCAAAGAAATCTTCTCTAAATACTACCTGCGGCATAGCTTATCTCCTCTGCTGTATACCAATTAAAGGTGAGGGGGGCTCGGTTAAGAGCCCCCCTCCTACGGCTATCAGTTAGCCGCATCCGGATATGCCTTCCAGCCCTTCGGATCGAAGGTCAGGAACGCATTGATCTTACCGGCAGTAAGAGCGGCGGTGCCGACGTTCTGCTGGATGCCCAGGTACCGCTCGTAAGCGATAGAGCCTTCCAGAGGAACCGCAACGACGATCTCGTAACCGGCAACCAGAGACGCTTTCGGGATGGCGGCGCTGGCATAGTGAAGCGTCTCCGTACCGTTCGCCGCAAGGGTCGCGGTACCATCAGAGACAAGCTGGAACGACACGGTGGCCGAACCCGCCGAAGTGACAGCCGTATCCACCTGGATGACCAGGTAAAGGTGCTGGCCGTTGCCAAGATCCTGCGGCGTAGCGCCGAGGTCAATGACATCGCCGACGGCCGCGAGGCCCGTCCCGGCGGTGCTGAGCGCGGTGGCATCCGCAAACTCAAGTTTCTCGTCCATAATCATGGCGGTAGTTCCTTCCTTCTAAGGTTAGGATACGGTGGCTTCGTTGGTGCGCAGGGCATCGCAACGGCGGATCGGAATACCGCCCCACGAGGTCTGCATCGTGCCGCCAACCATGTCAACAGACAGGGTCGAGTTCTGCACCGCGTTCGAGGTCTGACGACGCAAGAACGACATGACCTGCTTGTCCATGTACCACGCGCAACGACCAGCCGAAGTGCTCGGCAGTTCCGTCCACGCTTGGTGCATCAGATCATTCAGGTCAGCACCCGTCGAGATGTCCGAAGTCAACAGCGAGCGATCAATGTTGGCGATGCGCACGAGGTAGCGCCAGTCGCGAACCGACAGGCCCACATCCCAGCGATAGTGTGTGCGGTACGCCTGCATGCGTCCGTTGTTGCCGTCGGCGTTCTCGATGGTGACTTCACCAAGGTCACGCTGCTGGATACCAGCTTTAGACCCTTTAGGAATAATACCATGACAGGTATTAGGCCCCCAGCAAATCAACCAAATAGAAGCATTGTCAGAGCCTGACCCGCCACCACTGACGATGTTATCGCCGTTCTCAGCCGACAGGCTGTTGTAGCGAGCAGCAAGGCCGGTGAACTCTTCCGGCGCAGTGCTTTCATCACCGTAGAACAAGGTGGAGGCGAACTCCTGATTCATGCCCTCGATGTGCGGACGGTCTTCCTGAAGACGGAAAGCGGCAGGGTTGCCGGCCATATCGACCAGCGCCTTGTCCACTTCCGAGTAGTCTTCCATCAT